TTCCCAAAGCAAGTTTGTATTTGCTTTCCAAGAAGAAAGATAACCATAGAGATTTTCCAGAATACACATACTCTCAATGGATACGTGACCACCCAAATAGAGTTTGAGTAACTCGGGAATCTGCCCCTCAAAGAGTTCTTTACTTGCAAGTTTAGACTTCTCTAGATGAAGGATAATTGAATTACAATCTGCTTGAAACACTTGCGTGATTGATTGTTTACGTTTCTGCCAAAGGGTTAAGTTACGATCCGACTCACCAAGGGAATATACAGTGGCATCATGACCATAAGCAAAGTTTGCGACATAGAACTGTATAAGATCAAAGTCCTTGTCGAAACGTCTTCCAAGGTTTTCAAATATTCTACGATCATTACGGGATTCAAATACATCACGACTTCCTTTTACGTTTGGGTTTTCAAAAACATTAAACTTATCTGTTGTAAAGTGTAGCTTTACAGCGATATAATACTTGTACGCTTTAAATCCGTCCATTCTTATTTGCTTCGCTACGTAGTTTGCGACATTCATTCTTTACTTCTATTGGAAAATCTGGTGAGATTTCTGCCAAAGAACAATCATATACACGACCAGTTGCTTTGATTGGATCAAGTAACATACTCACACCTGCGAGAGCCATAAGCAGAATAGCAAAGACACCAGATATAATTAAAAGTTTAGACATCGAGTTTCGCCTGTTTAGGTAAGTAGTTCATATCAATAAAGTTGGCTTCAATTTTTTGCTTTAGAGATTTACCAATCAGCGACTTCATATCTTGCGGATCGATAAAATTCTCTTCACAATATTTTAGAACTGCCTCAAGATGAGTGCACTTCTTTTCTTTCACTATCTGTTCAATGTATAACGAAAATGAACCACTATCCTCAAACATTAGTACCTACCTTCTGAATATACACATCAGCGGATTTAATCAAACGATTCAACTCGCTATATTCTTCTGACTTTTTATTATAAAGTTTCCACTCAGGTGTGTCAACTTTTGCAGGATCCATTTTGCGATCAAACATGTCAAGATACTTGTCGAACCAACGATCCATCTTTTGGCGTTCTTTCAAAAGCGCACCACGGATACGCAACAGTGCTGGCAAGTCACGATCGATAGCGCACAGGGAAAACTTCTCATAATATTCTGAAACAGAAAGTTCCATTTTCAACCTCTCCTCATTTTTGAAATTTCAACAGCTTCATCACTAGAAAACACTGGCACAGCATTAGACTTATGCAACGTACCGATACCGATAATTTTATCACCAGTATACACTTTACCATGTATAGGTTTAGTAGCGTTACCCAAACCAGAATTAAGACTTGGATGACGTACAGTCTCACGAACGAAAGACTTAGAAACCACCGCAGTCTTTGATGTGGTCGCACGCAAAGTTTTAGTAGGATACTTAGCGAGCATCGCTTCCCAAGAAGCAGCCAACTCACGTTGCTTAGCAGTCGGCTTGCGCTTCTTAGACTTAGGTAGGGGTGTATGTATAATAGCCATAGTATTATTATACCTCAACTGTGAATTAAAGTAAAGGGTTACCAAGAAGATTGATAATAAAAATCAGCCTTCTGGAATGCAGAGTCTGCAAGAATTTTCTCTATGCGTTCTGCTGTAAACTTGATATCTTGCATATACCAATCATCATAATCGGTAGAACCGAAGAAGAAGCCACCCTGCGTTGGAAGCAGTTCCTGACCTTTCTTTGGAGACTTGATAATTTCTTTACAAATATCAAGCAACTCTTGCAACTGTTCACGACTCACCCAAGTTTCTTGGCATTCATCTACGCCATCTTGTACGTTGGCTACAAACCACTGGTGAATTGCATTGGCTTTACGCCAGTACGCAACACGGAATTTAACTTCCTCAGCGCCATAGTCACCATCTTCAACACCAGTGACACCAAAGATGTCATTGACTTTGCTGATTCGCTCAACATCGGCAGGATCGAAATACTTACTCATATATTTCTTAGCGGACAGATACATATCGAGACCCATAATTACACCTCACTGTAAGACATAAACTCTTGTTGCTTTTGCAACTCCAATTGATTCAACGCATAGTCACGTTCGACAGGGTTTCCGTCAAAGTCGATACGTGGCTCATAGCACTGAATCTCCCCATCATACTCAAGTTGAGATTTTTCAAACCATGACATATAGTCATCTTCTTCGATAGACCAGCCAATAATAGTAACAGTGTAGTAATCATTGGCTTGCTCGATTTTGTCACGGATCGAGTCAACAATCATCTCACACTTCTTACCGAAGAATTCATTCATCTTGACTTGAGACTCTACGTTCTCAATCATGTACTCAGAACCACCCTTTGCCTTCCAGTACGCATCAGCACCAGTGCCGATCGTACCGTCTTCACGCCATGCGTAGTTCTCATAATTTTGAGTAGAGATAACGATTTTCATATTAAGCAGCTTCCTTCATACGTGCTTCCATCATTTCAGAGAGAATAAACTTCGCAATGTTCATGTTCTTGCGAGCCTGATCGGTAGCTTGAGCATGACCAAAATTCAACAACTCTTGGGCATCAGACAAAACACCCATCGCAACCATTTCCAAACCACTCAAGCGAGCAGTAATAGAGTTCATGTACTCTTCACGGATATCAGCTTCAGACATACCGTAGCAGTTTTTCTCAAATTCAGTCATTTCGTTTCCTTTTCTAATCATCATAAGATAATTATACAGGATTTCTGATTTATTGTAAAGCACTTTGTGTGAAAAACCCTACTTTTAGTAGGGTTATTTTAGATCTAGGACTGGAGAGGGTTTCCAGAGGGTTTTTAGCCCCAAAACCCTCTCCAGAAGAGGGGTTTTTCTTACTTTTTAGTGTCCAAACGCATAGATGGGGCTGATTCAGCCTTCTTTCCGCTGGCTGCATAGGCTACGCAGACCAAATCTTCGGTTTTTGCGTATGAACAGCGTACTGCCATGGGATCAATGCCCTTCTCCATAGCCAATGCCATACTTTTAGAAATATTTTCCTGCTCTTTTATGTGAAAATAGGAAACTGAACCGATCACTGAGATAAAACAAATGACGGTGGCTACAATAACTTCTAACTTCATACCTTCTCCTTACCATGAACCATCATCGATGATAACTCTCATCCAAACAGGTCCAATATAAATTGCGAAACCATCAAGTGGTTGATCCAACGCATCATGTGGTTTCTCGATTGTAAACCTCCAGTGATATGGATTGACAACTAAGCCAAACCAAATACCAGAGTACTTTAAAAATTTCATCATTTTAATTCTTTGACCATATCAGCAAGACCAAGAGCCTTTGCTTCAGCAGCAGAAAGCCAAATGTCTTGTGGTGGTAACAATGTTTCTCTAATTTTGTCTTCAGTCAGCCCAGTACACTTTTTGTAGTGAGCAATCATTCTCTTGGTTGTCAAATCAAATTCTTTTACGGTAGCAAACAGTTCATGTTCTTTACCGAAAGCACCCCAAGAATATTGGTGAGAAAGGATTGATGTATTTGGTGTTAATACACGCATACCTTTAGTTCCTGAAGTGAAAATCAAAAGACCTGCGCTAGAAACTTGTCCTAGACCAATCGTTCTTACTGGGATAGCAGATCCTCGCATTACATCAATCAAAGCGAAAGCAGCAGTTAGATCACCACCTGGACTTGTGATTAAAAGGTTTAGTAGTTCTGGTCTTTCTTCAGCAAAGTTCGCCTCAAATATCCACTCGACTGCTTGTTTACAAACGCTTAGATTAATATCTTCCATCAGAGGGAAGAAAGAGTGCGACGAACTCTCGCTCTTTAACTCCAGATTCAATTTTTGCATCATGTTTGGCATACTTTTCTCCAGGTTTATAAAAAATGTGACGTCCTATCTTTACAGTTTTATTTAGATGACGCCAGTTCGGGTTCACATAGTCTGCGTGGTAATACAGCGCACCACCTGTATTATCTCTCAATGAATCAGAGTTAACATAGATGTCTAGAGCCAAGAAGAAAATATTTTGATATACTTCTTTTTGTCTATCTGACAGATTCTTTTCTTTATTGTATGCCATGTTCCTCTCACGATCTTGGCAGTACCAAGAGAACTGGCATGTTCTGTGATTCTTTTCTTTTACTACACCGCAAATATCGTTAGCGAATTCGCCAGAACGAACACGGTTTAATGTAACAACTGCCACTGCCTTTTGTCCTTCTACTGGCTCATAACCAGCTTCGAAGAAAATATTATCTGCTAAACACTCTACTTGCTTTTTAGCGTATGGTGTTAGTTGGTCAGCTGAAACACGAATTGGGAATAGTGCATTATTGTTTGCTACAACGATTGTTGTTACAGCGAATAGAATGCCTACTAAAATTAGAAAAATTGATTTACGCAATTTTATCTCCTTAAATTGATAAAGGGATGTGTTTGTGCACATCCCCCATCCCTATCAGGTGGACTTTTTGCTAATAGTCTTTGTATCTAGTGGGATATTGGAAACGAAGCCATTCAAGACCTGAGCCTTTGCAATGATTTCGACCTCTGACGGATAAGCAGGGAATCCTGGATGATCAGGAATCGTGCCTCCATTGATTTTAGCAGTATCGACTTTCGTTTGCCAGTCGTTGCTAATTTGTTCACGCTTACCGTAGTAATCATCAGCAAGCATGTCTTTCGCCATTTTTAGAAGTTCAAGGCGAATCTCGAACGGAGTCATATTTGACATAGGTTATTACCTTTCTGTGTAGTGTGTAAAAAACGAAGGTTTTATTGGGATCCTTCAACCCACTGTATCATTATTTATATAATACCTGATTGCTCAATATAAAGCAAGTTTATTTTCTATGTATTCTTTTGCAATTGGCATAATTAAATCAGTCTCTTTATCAATATCTTTTCTTGTTATTTTTGATTTTCTAAGTGATTGAATTGAAGTTCCACAAAAAGATGATGCACCCCAAAGATCCCAAGAATCTAAAAACGAACCATTGTAATCGCCACTGTTTATATTAGACCATTGAGTTGCAGTATCACGATTTCCATATTCATTTTTCCATTCTAAACTATATGGATATGCGCCTGATGAATTTTCTATATCAATCATCGATTCCTTTATTTCTTCATACCCATACTTAGTAAAGTCTTCACCCATAGCAGAAAGTTTAATTGTTCCATCTTGATTGGAGATCTTTTTTGTTATTGTTAATGGATAAAACACCCAGTGCTGATCCATCCAATTTTCTTTAAACCATTTAACACTATCGTTTAAAGAATCATAAGATTCTCTAGGCAATCCTGCAATCATAGAAATAGTTGATGCGTATAAACCAAGTTCTTTATTAAACAACTTTCTCATATCTAATGCTGTTTGTTTATTCTTATCTGGATGCAATCCTTTTCCAATTATCTTTCCGCTCTCATGATTAAAAGTTTCTACGCCATAGTAATGACCCCAGACACGAGATTCTAATAATAGTTCTCTCTGTTCTACGTTACTATGAAGTAAATCTAATCTAACAAATCCAGTAAAGTTTGGTTTGAACGATAATCGTTTTACAGCTAAAGAAAGTTTCTTTAGTTTCTCATCGTTACTATTAATCGTTTCATCTGCGATTGCGTAATTGGTAATACCCCATTTATCATAGTTAGTTTGTAACTCACGATAAATGTCTTCTTCAGATCTAGATGTATCACCCTTTACTCCAAGGATTGGATATGAACAATATTTACAATTAAATTTACAACCACGTTCTAATTCAATTGTTAATACATCAGTTGGGCAAAGAAAATCTCGGTCTTCATATTCTATTGAATAAGATCCATCAACAGTTTCTGGAGGATATGCAGGATACATATGTAATGCATTAATTAACCATCCTCTATTCAGAGGAATGCCTTTTAACTTACCATCAGAGAATGCATGTTTTAAAACATCAACAACAGCAAGTTCTCCGTAACCATTAATAAAATAATCTGCGTCAAGATCTTTATAATAAATGTCTTGTCCACCCAATACAATTTTTATCTCTGGGTATTTTGTTCTTAGTAAAGATATTAAACTTCTATATGCGTTATACTGTGTCAACCACGTTATAGAAATCCCCACCCACTTGATATTATTTTTAATGATCCGTGAATTTATAAGTTGGATTATCTGTGATTCTTCCCAGAAAGGAAGGCGATCTATTACCTCAACATCAATAGATAATGTTTTTCTTAAATGGTGTGCTATTCTATATGCACCAGATGGTCTCTCCGCAGAATATTCCCAACCGAGAGAAGTAAAGATTAATCCATTTGCGATCACTGGTCACCCAAAAATAAAATGCCGACTGATTGGGTGATAAGGACAGTCGGCGAAACCTCAGCTATGCTTTAAGCAGCGATAGCAAATAACTCGTCGTTTGCGGTTATTGATTTTGCTTGATTTACGGTCATCGCCTACCGTGTTGCCGTCTCTACTATCTCACGCTGTCGAAACCTAGTCACCCCCATCATAAGAATACGAATAGAATTAAAACTATAATAGCAAAGCCAATTATAAATCTTGTCAAGTCATCATCCATATCAATCTCCTTATGGTGGAGGTGGGGAGAATCGAACTCCCGTCCAACATGCCTTCGTTTCGAAGGGATTACAACAATATTAACTATTTAGGACTTTAGCGATACTGTTCATAACAGCAGCAATGCGACCGATGTCACGTAGTTGCTCAACAGTATAACCCATTTTCTTTAGTCCATCATAATGCGCTTTAACACAGAAGTGACAATTACCAACAATAGAAGCAGCAAGTGAGTATGACTCAAATCGTTCTTTAGTAGTACCACCGTGCGTTGCGATTGCGTTCATGCGAAGTTGAGCAGGTAGACCAGCAAGAGCAGGGTCTTCTGCCATTTCAACGTAAGGATACCATACGTTATTTTGTGCCATTAAACTGGCAGCAGTCATCGCTGCATTTGCATCTACTGGCGCATCTGCTAAGAGAGCACCCAATAGTTTACCGTTACCAGTCGCAGCTAACGCAGCAACAGCACAGCCGATTGCTTCATCAGGATCTAGAGTGCTGCGCAAAAGCACAGCATCTAAATTTAACTTTGCGTCTTTTGCGTATTCTGGTAAAACATCTTTAACAGAATCAATAAAAGCCATTATAGAGTCTCCCCACCAACTTTACGGTTGCATGCGCAAAGTTCGCCAGTTTGCAACGCATCAAGGATACGTAGAGTTTCATCTGGGCTGCGACCAACATTCAAGTTGTTAACCGTAACGTGTTGAATGACATTCTCTGGATCAACGATGAATGTAGCACGAAGTGCTGCGCCAGCAGGTGCATAGAACACACCCAACTGCTCAATCAAAGATTTATCCCAATCACGAGATGTGTCAGCGAACTGAATGTGTTTGATTTTCTTTAGATCTTCGTGAGCATTTTGCCATGCCACTTTACAGAACTCATTGTCAGTACTACCTGTCAATAAGACTGCATCACGATCTTCAAAATCTTGGAATAATTTATCGTACGCAACAATTTCTGTTGGGCAGACAAAGGTGAAGTCTTTTGGATAGTAGACGATTACTTTCCACTTTCCTTCAAAAGACTTTTCTGTAATATCGAAAAAAGCATCTGCTGGTTGTCCAGGTTTGACACCAGTAACAACAAACGCTTCTAATTTATCACCAACTGTTTTCATTTAAATTTCCTTTCAAATCAAAATTTAGGGTTATCCCTATAATACTTAGTCATAACTAACATCAATCGTACATCTAATTCTCATAATATTTTTAAATGAGTTTCATTAGCGTTTATTAATGCTTCGGTACTGCTCTCTTACTTCAATAAATTTGTTGATCCACGTATCACGTTTCTCTTTAAAGATAAGTGGCTCATGGTCATCAACTGCCATAATAATAACTAGATGTCCAACAGGTATTCCTGTTCGTTCTTCAAAAGCTACAGCATATGCAGCACACTGCATAAAGTAGTTATGAATATCGTCCCTTGATTTTACTCTCTTTGATGTCTTGAAGTCAATCACAGATAACTTGGAATCATATTCTGCAATACAGTCAACTGTTCCTGCAACTTCTAAATGGTCAGAGTAAAGTGGTGTTTCGAGTGCGTGGACATTGTTAATCTTTGACAACTCAGGTAAGATTGAATTCCACGTGTGGTGGTCAAACATGTCGGGTTCAGCGGATTCATTCTTGAGAAACGATTCGCAAAGTGAATGGATGCGAGTTCCTCTGTTAGCTGCTGCTGTTGAGATTCTGTTTGCTTCGGCTTCTCCGACTCGTTTTCTCCATGCGATGATTGCTGCTTTTCCAAGCAATCCTGTGACGGTTGTGACGGAAGGATAGGATTTACCCGATGGAGTCGCATATACTCTGGATCCATCGGGAGCGGTGATACGTTCAAGTTTGGGAATATCATGACGAATATGTGTAATCAATTTTATCCTAACATTTTCTTAATAGTCGCTGGACCAACAATACCATCAGCTGTCAAACCATTGGCTGCTTGCCATGCCTTAACTGCTTTCTCTGTTCCTGGACCAAAATCACCATCAGCAGTTAAGCCAAGTTTCTCTTGGATCAATTTAACTGTAGCGTTCTTGCTTCCAATCTTACATAGTTCTAAGACAACTTCAGTAACTGAATCGTCAGCTGGCGCAGGTGCATGTCCACCACCAAGAACTGCTTTGTTGTGTTTGTAGTGATTAGTGCGATCCTCAAGACCAATAGTACCACCATTGATACGCTTAGTCATTAGAACGATATCGTCTTTATCACAGATCTCGTTTAGACCATTTGTCTTCCAGAACCAGCAAGCAGATTCAATAGCACCATCAAGTGTTTCTAGGTATGCAATGGTTTCATCAATAGACTTACCGATTGCTGCTGCGAATCTAGTGTAGTTGTCTTTACCAGTCAACTGAATAGCGCCACGTCCACGGAATTTAAAACCTTCGCCTGATGCTTCATCACCATTACCCATGCGACTTGCGTATACACGGTTGGCAATCATCTCTGGCTTACGTTCATATTTTAACGCAGTAGCTTCGTCTGGGAAATACTTCTTAAATGTTCCCATCAAACCCTTTGCGCCATAATTCAAGTTCTCTTT